CCGAACGGTTGCCCTTCGGTTATTACCTATAGCGCATTCGGCATCCGCTTTCCCCATAAAAGGTGGAGATACTCACAAGTTAAGATGAACCGACCAAAGCTCTCCGCTTGCTTTCTCTCCGTAAATCAGAACGGGATTTGGTCTGCTCCCATATCAAAATCGTCTTCTTGCTTTGCCTTAGCTTTAGGTGCATCTTTAGGCTTAACTGACAGGCTAAAGAACTTCTTACCGTCTTTCTTAGATTCCTTAATCCATGCTGATAGCCAGTAATCAGTACCGTCAACATTAAGTGAACCTGAGTATTCTGGGTGATTATCTGCTGTCTTATTTTGATTCTTAGAAAGAATGCCGCGATTAGTATTATCGTATTCCATAGTTTTCCTTAGCTAGTAAATTTCTTAATTGCACTACGTTGCTTGCTATCGAATTGGCTCCAGAGTGCTGTTTTCCAGTCTGCATCCAACTCCAGCGAATTGATGTACTCAACTGCCCCAGCTACATCATCCTTGTTCAGCATCAGGACTGCATTCATAGCAAAGCTATTCACCATCTCCTGTTCTTCTGCTGATAATCCATCAAACACATCTTTAGTAATAGGCTTGGCTGACTTAGGAGCCTCTGAGCCTGTTGTAGCGTCTAGTGCATCGTGCTCTACGATCTCAAGAGCTGTAACGTAAAGGTATCTACGTGAGTACGTCTCTACAGCACCAAGGTTCTGGATCGGATGACAGCCTTTTAGGTGAGCATCAGCCATCGGGCTAGTAAATGTAATAAACCCACCGTTATCAGTATCGATAACACGCAAAGTAGCCAACTCTTTATCAAAGCTGATGACTGAGCAGAGTCCAAGTTCATTGAATATCTCGTTAATGGTTGGAAGGAAATCCCCAAGCTCGAAATACTGATAACCTGCAAACTTATTGTGTCCTGACTTCTTTATTGGCGCTGCTTGCAACATCATCCTAGCTTTTTGCAACTTTGCGTACACTTGATATTCAGACATTATTTATCCCTTGAATTTTTTATACTGCACAATATTGAATGATTGTTTTTCCTGAACAGGTTGTACCGAATTAGCCTTAACCTGCATTTCTCTACGAATCTTTGCAAAGGTCTTAGCAACATTGGTACTGGATGCAGGAACATATTTAAATGATGGATCTAGTATAGATTTACTCATATTGAACATGAAATAAGGTATAGAACGATCATTATTACACCACAGAAAACTGGATGTCTAGCAAACCAGTCATTCGTCGATAGCAGTTTGTTCACGTTTCATCCTTTCCATTTCAATAATCATTACATCTACATGAGCCAAGGCTCTGCCGTATGAATCAATGTCTTTGCCTAGCGATTTACAGAGCATCTGACGGGCTATTTCCATGCCTTCAGCAATACCGTCTTTATATGCTTGAGTGCGAACGTCACTGATTATTGGATTTTCCATTTTCCAGCTCCTTAAGTTGATCTTTAAGTTTCCAGTAACCAGCGCGATCTAAGGCCATTTCATAACTACCGTCTTGGCACTTTTTCCAGTACGCATTAGATTCTTCTAGTGCTGCTATCTTTGCCTTGATTTCATCGATATTCATATTGGTCTCCTAGTAGCCGCTGTGTTGCGGTGAGTGAATAATACCCAAAAATGATGACTGTGTGCAAAATTATTCCTATCAGTTATCTATTGCCAATAGTTAATATCAATTGACAGGAATATTCTACATGGGCAATATCTATGGGCAGCTTAACTACAGGAGGAAACTATGAAGGTTGCCGAGAAGTTAATAATCGTGTTTTGGTTCATTTGTGGCGCATTAGCGATATATTGGAGCATTAAAGTACATAATATGCCGCCAAAGCTGCCTTGTATGGTGGCTGAGATTAGCCCTGACTTTAGCCATGAGGATAGACAAAAATGTCGGATAATACGGAACCACAAATTATGAACGAGCAAAATGAGCCAGCACCGTCTTTGCGATGGAAGCCGTTGCAAACCTTCTTGCCCAAACTGTCACCCAGAGGTCAACCAATTGAGCAGCGATCCTTTAAAACCTGTACCAGCAAACTCAACGAACTCAAGCTATTTCGGTACTAGATTCTGCCGAGGATGTAAGAAAAGCCGTACTGTTACTCAGTTTAAAGATAGCAACGTATGCAGAATTTGCACCTTGAGAGGCGTTAAGGTATAGTAGTTACGTGCTTGGCAGCGCGTATATGGGTAAGCCCTAGAAGGGACTCTGCTGGTTACCCACCAGTCTGCCAACACCGTTATGCGGTGAGAGTCTCTCCTAGGGCTTTTTTTATGGAAAAAGCTATGAATTATTACCAATTTCACATAGGTGATTACACTAGCCATACTCGACATTTATCACCAATCGAGGATATTGCTTACCGTAGGTTACTTGACCTTTACTATCTCCATGAACGTCCGTTGAACTCCGGTTCAGCATCAGTTGCTCGTCAGATCAACATGCGTGAGTTTGAGGATGAGGTGAAGTTGATTTTAGAGGAGTTTTTTACGTTAAGTGATGATGGTTGGATTAACGTTAGAGCAGATAAAGAAATAGCTCATTACAGAGGGAAAATTGAGCAAGCATCTAGGGCTGGTAAAGCATCTGCTGAACGTCGGTTCAACACCTGTTCAACGGAGGTTCAACTAACCAATAACCATAAACCAATAACCAATAACCAAGAATATATTGATCGATTTGATATTTTCTGGAAGCAATATCCTCGTAAGGTAGCAAAGCCTAATGCTTTAAAGGCTTGGCTAAAGATTAAGCCTGATGATGTTGTCCTAAAGAAAATGTTAGACGCAATCAATCATCAACAGCTTCCCAGTAAAGAAATTCAATTTGTTCCACATCCAGCGTCATGGCTTAATGCAAATCGTTGGGAAGATGAGATAAAGGTTATCCAACAGCAAACAGACTGGTGGGTTAACGACAGGAGGATCAAATGATTGGGAACCTGCTAAACCGATTGGAGAAGGTCAAGGGTTCCAAAGGTCGGTGGACTGCTTGCTGTCCTGCTCACGAAGATAGAAGCCCTAGCCTAGCAATCACGGCTCTTGACGATGGTCGCATTCTGCTCAAGTGTTTTGGTGGTTGTTCCGTTTACGAAATAGTTTCTGCTGTCGGTATGGACATCGGAGACTTGTTTCCTAAAGAGAACAAATTAGGATACACAAGCGATACACAATCCCAAAAACCTGAGCGCAGACCATTTTATGCGACAGACCTGTTACGAATAATCCATTTTGAGGCACTTATTACGTCCATAGCGGCGTTTGATTTGTCAGAAGGTAGGCAGGTATCAGACACCGATAGAAAACGCCTTAAAACGGCTTTTGAGCGAATTAACGAAGCAGCTAATTATATTAACTGAGGACAATATGAGTAGGCCAATTTACGAAACTGAAAAAGACTTAACTCGTGAAAAATCTATTGGCAAGGTTTTGGCGAAGGTTTGGAAAGCCGAATTACATAAGTTGCCAAGGTCATATTATGTTGATTGGCTGATAACTAGAAATAATCAAGTAAAGGCATTTGCTGAGTTGAAGTGTAGAAGTAACAATAGGCGGCAATATCCAAGTTTAATTTTGTCTTTGCACAAGTGGATACACGGTAAACAATTGGCTGCTGAGGTATCTGGTGAGTTTTTAATTATTGTTCAGTGGAAAGATGGGTTGTTTTATTTTAAAGAATCAGGACTTGCTGTTTCTTATGGTTTTGGCGGTAGAAAAGATAGAGGAGACGATCAGGATATGGAGCCTGTTGTAAATATTCCTGTTGATTATTTTAAAGAAATTATTGGATAAATATGAGCTTAGAAGATCGAGCAATAGATTTAGACGAGGCTAGAAAAGCCAGAATCCTAAAGTCAGAAGTCATTGATGTAGAGAAGTATCTACACGCTAATGATGTGACCATTAAAGTCAAACGGGCTACGGAATGGTCGGAAGTTATAAAGGAAAGCTATCTAAATAGTAAAACTGATACAAAAATTGTATTACCTTGGCCTAATACGCATTCTAGCTTTGCGTTTAGGGATGGTGAGGTAACGGTATACGCTGGTGGTAATGGTGGTGGTAAGTCATTGGTCACAGGTCAGATTGCGCTGAACCTGATTCGTCAAGGTCAGAAGGTCTGCATAGCCAGCTTTGAGATGAAGCCTGAGAAAACCTTAGAGCGTATGGTTAGGCAGTTTTCTGGTGAGTACATAGATAACCCACTAAGTAATGACCGTGAGAAATATATCCACAACCTTTTTGTCAGATTCGATACCTAT